TTACAGGTCCTGCTGTAACAAAGTCTCCTCCTGATTTTTTTTTTTTTTTTTCGTTAGAGCCACAATCAAATACATAAGGATTAGTTGTTACGCTACTTATACTAAATCCTGATGAATTTTCAAATACTGTAAATGCCAATCCTCCAGGGCTGCCATCTACGTTTCTAAATCTAACAGTATCACTATTCGATCTACCATGATTAGGTTCTGTTACAGTCACACTTGAAGATCCTGAAGTTAAACTAAAAGGATTAGATGGTAGTAAATTTTGTGTTGCAGGTTCAGTTCTATCTGGTCTTGCATTCATTAATCCCTGAGGATCACCCGTGTATCTAGTTGGTTCTAATTGTGGTTGTTTAGCTTCAAATTCAGATATGTGCACAAAAGATCCATTCCATTCTTTTACCATTTCATTGTATGGAAACTCCATACCAGATCTATCTGATATTGCTTTTGCGTATTTTCCACTTGATAATTTTGACATTATATTCCTGGGTAATAAACTTTTGGTGTTATGTGAGCACTAGAAGAAGATCCATCTTCTGCTAAAGCTCTTTGTAATTCATCCTCATAATACAACTTCATGGCTTGAACTCTTTCTGGTGAATACTTTTGGGCTAAATAAAAAGCTAAACCTGAACACATACAAGGTACAAATCTATAAGGAACATCTGTTGCATTAGTGTAATCGCCTACATCTTGAATTCTTTTTACATAATAATAATTTAATTTATTACCGGCCTCAGAAGAACCTGGTGTTAAATATAAAGTTATAGTTACTTTATCTATAAATCTTTGAACATAGTATTGTGTTGGAGTTCCTGTAGATGTTTTGTTTGATAAAGCTTGATAAGTAGATCTATTTATTTTTGTAAGCGGAGTGTCAACATTTGAAGAGTTTCTGTACACAGCCTCTAAAATATCATCCACGCCATAAACGGCAGTAGCATCTGATGTGCCATCTCCTGTAGATCTAAACATTGTATACACCGCTTGGTCAGCGACTAAAGTAATATCATTATTTGCTATTTGCCAATAATGTAAACCTCTGTTTCCCCATTCTTGAAAAAGAATATTAAGAGATCTTCTAGCTGTTTTTAGTTGATAACCAGAAACACCTTGTAGACCAATTCTCTCATAAGCTTCTTCTATTATCTCATCAATAGAAAAATTTTTATCAAATATTACAGTTCCTGAAGTAGTGTTAGCCACTTATTTTCTCCTAGCCGTCGAAATAAACAGTTGCTGAATTACATTGAGTTTCGTCAAAGGTTACAAATGCACCATCCTTGTACAATATTCCGTCTTGAGGAATGTTTACTGTGTTAACATCCCCTGCAGTTGCACCTGTTCTAACTGTTAATAAAGCTGTTCCTGTTAAACTTCCGTCTCTAAAAAAAACACTTCCAATAGATCCACCTGACTCTGCATTAACCTGTCTTACTCTAGTTCTACCTTGGAAAACAGATCCAAATACATCAGCAGTCATTCCTAAAGATACATTAGCAGCAGGTTGTGCGCTAACAGTAGCAGAAGTTATTGTTAAGAAAGCTGTAGTAGTTCCAGATGAAGTTTCTGCAGATCCTGTCAAAGTTATGACTTCAGTAGCAGCATCTCCATTATGATCTGTTCCAACAATCGTAACTGTTTTGCCATTATCACCTGTTCCCGCCGTTGTAGCTGTAATTTTTCTTGCGGTGTTTGTCCCGAAAGATGTATTAGCTAACGTGAATGTACTCGTAGGTCGAGCGGCGACAGCTACATAAGTTGCAGATGAAGCGTTCGTATCTAAAAAAGTTTTCGACTTTACATCACCTATATACATAATTTTCTCCTTAAAATTTAAATGTGGGCCCGAAGGCCCACACTGTTAATTATTTATTAACTTACTGCTGCACTAAAAGGTGTAGCTATGTCACCAGTACCACCCGATGTGACTTGTACGCCCCATCTATTTGCACCGATAGCTTTGCAAGTTATGATTGATCCAGCTAATCCACCTGTTGTACTACCGTTTAAAGTAATAGTGTCAGATGTAGCTGCAGTCATAAAACCTTCACCGTTATCATTAGTGTCAGTATCAACAATAAGTGCATTACCAGTCATTGTATCACTAGCATTAGCAACTTGTAAAACAAAGTCACCTGTTTTAGTTGTTCCAATGTAGATCTCAAAAGAAGCACCTAAATTGTTTGCTGAGTTTGGATCGTTACCTGGTCCTGCAACACCTGAATCAGATGATGAGTTGATTGCAGGTAAAGTCAAAGTAGCTGCACCAGCAACATTGTGGTACAACATTCTACCAGCATGTGTATCAACAGTTAAAGAAGTTGCACCTGCTCCGATGCTTACAGAGTTTCCAGTTCCAACACCTTGAAAACCATTAATAGATTTTACTGGCCCTTGAAATGTAGTTTTTGCCATAATTATATCCTCCTAGTTTCCGAATACTGTCTCTAGGCCGTCGACTATACGCGTCAGTATTCTAATTAATTTGTATAGTGTCTAAAGATATATACTAGTTTTTAGTAGAGTGCAAGAGAGCCTGCAGTGTGGAGTGGAATTTTCCAACGATGTAGCTTTTTATTAAGTAGCTACAGAAACTTGAGGAGCCGCATCATCTATTTTATTTTGCAAATGCTCTTTTTTAGCCTCTGCAAGTTTAATGTGATTAAGAACTTCTCTAACTTTTCTATCGATCTTAACCATATTGAGAGTATATCTACCCTCTTTCAGATGCTCCTGCTCCCACTGAAGATCCAGACCCTTTTTCTGTGTGTAAAGGTCGTTCAAGTGTTGCACTATCGCCTCCATTAATAACCTCCTCGTAGGTTATTCTGTTTACTCTTGGATCATGCATTTCTCCAAGATACTCCCATTTTATATCAGGTTTTCCTAATCTGTCAACGATAGCATTTTCTATATCTATTGGGGATTCAACACACTCTATAATAAAATCAGCATAATGACTGTACGCGGATATTTGAACTCTGAATTGTTTAGGGTGCATTTTTCCTTTCTAAATTTAAAAAGGGGCGGAAATGTGTCCGCCCCTTTAATTATATATTAAGCGCCTTCTACGCCAAAGATACCTCTAAAGTCAGATACTCCAAATGAATATCTTTCTCTAGCTTTGTATCTTACGTTACCAGTATCGAAATCACCTTCCATCGCTGTTTTGATAGGAGATCTTTCGAAATACTTCATACCGTTTGGCACGTCAGTAATAATGTAAAACGCATCTGTGTCAGTTAAAAAGTTATTAACTCTGTAACCTTGTGGGATCATTCCCATTGATGCAATTGCGTTAACATCATTGTCTGCTGTTCCAGTTCTACCTGCAGATTTCATCAATCTTTCAGCTGTAAATTGTAACTCACTAGGAATAATCATTTTAACTCCTCTTGCAGCAATTTTCAGACCTCTTTCGTCTGTTAGTGCAGCAATATCAATTAATGATTGCTCTAATGAAGTTTCATTTAAGTCAGCTTGCGTTGTTAATGTGTTTTTCACATTACCTGCAATTGTAGGGTGTGATGTACTGAATAAGTTCGCACCATCACCTGATGTGAATTTTCCAGTTGTCACACTTGGTAATCCATTAATTAATGGATTAACAGACTTAACTTGTTTTGTGTTCGCCATAGATCTAGCTAATGCTTTTGTATATCTAGATGAAAGTTGGTCGTACAAGTTATCTTCGATTGCTTCTTCAGTTATTGAGAAGGCAAGAGCCACTGTTTCGTGTGTGTATCTTGCAGTGTAAGTCTCTTGAGCATTGTCAAAAGCTACACCAGAACCTTCTGGTTTAACCTGAGCTTGAGCAAATCCTGATAACATTACTTCCTCTTCAAACGCTCTGTCTGAACTTTCAGTAGTATAGATTTCAGCATGCTGATTCTCATAACGATTATATTCCAGGCCGAATAAGGCATTCAAACCTGGCTCTAGTTCTTTGACTAGTTGTCCTCTAGAAATGGCCATAGTTATCCTCCTTATACTCCATTTACATTCATGTCTAACTCATGCTCGTTTATTCTAACGATCCAGTTTACATTGGCAGAGCCAACTGTATTGTTGTCTGGATCTCTAGATAAACCTAGAATCTGCAAAGTTGCAGATGAGCCGTTTGCTAGAGTTGCATCATCTAATTCAACTGCGGACACGAAGTCTGGCGAACTTCCAGCTGTATACTCGATATCTGCAACGTTGAAGATATCTGTAGTAGCAGAAGCGCCTGCGTTGTTTGTTTGTATTTCAAACCTCTGATACGGATCATCAGAAACGAAACCAACAATATCTGTTGCTGTGTTGGATGCGTTTAAGTGATTCGCAAAAGTAGGCTTGCTAGTCGTTGCGTCGGTAAAAAAGATACCACCCAAGGAACCTAGTATTGCTCCTCCTGCGCCTGCAACTTCAATTGTTCCGTCACTTTTCATTTTGACAGGATCATTAAAGTATATAGCAGTTGCCGAAGCAGCTATGTCATACTCGGATAAACCTTGGTTGTCTCTATTTTGACCAACTTTACCAATTGGTTTTAAACCAAAAGGTGCATCTTTATTCGCCATAGTTTAGTCCTCCTTAAAGACTTGTTAAGTTTATCCGGCGGACTTTGAATTGTTAAAAAATTAACTTTTCTTTGTACCTCCGAAGGTTGTTCGAGATTGCTTATCAATATTGATAGGCATACTCCTATGCTGTTCCCTCATTAGATCGTTGTCTACCGCTTTGACTTTATCGTCATGCATCTTCTGATAATAATCAGTTCTGCTTTTTGCGATCTTTTCAGGTACCCTTGCCAGCACAAGGCCACCAACTCCGATTACTCCCTTGTATTTACCGTCTTCTACAACTGGGTAGTCTGAATCTGGAAACTCATCAGCTCTTACTAATTCGTATCCTGATCTTAGTCTTCCTGCAATATTTTTAGTATCTTGGAAACCTAAGCTTTCAGCTCTTAACCACCTGTGTTGAAAACCGTCTTTTGCAGGGGGTGCATCTAAAGATGATGGTGGAGTCCAAGGCTTATCTTGTACAGGCGGTTTTGCCTGCTCAGTTCTAGCTTCGATTTTTTTTTCGTCGCTTTTAGCCTGACTCGCACGATTGTCGGCTTCTATTTTATTTTTACTCATAACGTTTTACGCCTCCTTCGTGAGTAGTTTTTGCTTTTCTTCAGCAAATTTATCGAGTGGCACACCTAATTTTTTAGCAATTGCTACCTCAGACGGTGTGAGTCTTTGGGTTTTAACGCGACCAGTTTTACTACTACGCGTTGCTGATGCAACAGTTTGTGTAGGTTTTTTAGTCGTTTCTATTTCCTTTTTAGCAAATTTATGAGGAAATTCAAGAGCCATATTTCTGTCTATTTCCTTATAATATGCTTCGGGATCACTTATGGGATCATGACCTTCTTCCTCTACTAGTTTTTTATGAATAACTTTAGCGGCTTCAGTCATTATCCTATCTTGATTAAACCAAGGATTCCTTTCTGCCCATTCTTGAGCATTAGGATCCACTCTTCTTATTGGTTGATTTATTTCTTGAGGTTGTTCAACAGGTGTTTCTTCTTTTTTAGCAGACTGTCTAGTCTTCATATCAAAAAGTTTAGCCTCTTCATAACCCAATCTAGATATTTCAGCAGACGCAGCAACCTCATCTTTAAGATTATTTTCTTCTCTAGCTTTTGCTAATTTAGCAACTGCAGCTTCCATACCAGATTTAATTCGACCCTCCATTTCTGATACATAACTTGTATCAATTTTAGAAAGTCTTGTTTTTAGTTTTTCTTGCTCCTCTAAAACACTTTTTGCATAAAGCGTTGCAGCTTCTTCTCTTCGCTCTGCTTCACGCATTTTTTTAGTAAGTTTAGCAATTCTTCTTTTTACTCCATCGGAGTATTCGTCTAATTCTTTCTTGTTACTTTCTTCCCTTTTGTCCTCTTGAACCGGAACATCAGACTGCTTATTAGGTTCCGTAGTTGTATCATCGGTGCTACCACCGTCTTCCAACTTTGTTTCACGTTCATTTTCATGTGATTTATCCTCTCCCGCTGTCTTATCGTCTTCTTGTGTTGGCAGTTCAACCTCTACTTCAGGTCCTGAAGTATCAATGTCTACTGTTTTTTCTTTATCTTGCATAGTATCCTCCTATGTTAATACTGATGAAATATATCTTCGGGTTTTTCGATGGTTGCTAACACTTCATCATCATTTAGCAATCTAACTTCCCCGCCATCGATCTGGATTCTAGATCCAGCATATCTTGCAAAAATTACCCAATCACCCTTCTTGCACCAAGGGCCTTCAGGATAACGGTCTTTATCATAACAATGTGCTCCCATGCTTAATACTAATCCACATGTTGATGCAATTTGTTGTCTTTCTAAAGTATCTTGACCAAGTAATAATCCACCTTTAGTTTTTTCAGGCATTTTAAATGGTAGAACTAATATTCTCCATCCAGTTGGTTTAGGTAATTTTTCTGATTCTTTTGTTTTTAAACGTTCGTAACCATCCGCTTCTTTTTGATTTTCTTCTTTGTATTTCTCTTCTAACGCTAACTTAATTTTTGGTTGCGTCGAATCGGATGATGTTTTCTTTATCTTGTTTTCCATTTGGCTCCTTTTTCTTCAGCAGGTTAGAGATATCCTGTGATATTTTATAATAAGCGTGTGCTTGTCCTAATAGATACTTGTATTTATCCATATTGTCAATACCTCCACCAATCATAGCATCACCAATTGATTGGTAAGAATCTTTTAAATTTTTTTGAATTTTACTTATCAGTTCTAGTTCTTCTAATAGCATCTTTACCTTTCTTAAAAATTGCAGCGACTTTTGATTTACCCATAACCTTGGCGCGCTGTTCACCAACAGTTAGGATTTGAATTTTTCTTGCAAATGGTTTAGATATTTTTTTAACTTTTGCAACAGTTTTACGAGCATCAGTAGGAGTCGCAAACTTAATTCTAACAGTATCTTTAGGATTCTCATCGGTATAGAGCCTCCTACCAGAACCTTTAGGCTTTTTTCCCGTTCCTTTTTTTGGATCCGCCATTGATAACTCCTTTTAATGTTTTAGCTTGTTTAGCATGTGTTTTAGATGCTTTTGTCAAACCTTTGATTACTTTTTTAATCTTTTGTTTTTTTAACATTTCCATCTCCTTCTAGCCTGACGAAGACGTGAGTTAGGATCCTTTGCTGCTTTGGGAAATTTTTTCATTTGCCCCGCACTTCTTGCGCAGAATGATTTTCTACGTTTAGCAGCTTTTGATCCTGGTTTCACTTTACCAGTCACAGCTGTTTTTAATTTTGAACCGGGATTTAATCTTCTATAGGCTTTAACACCGGCTCGTGTCATGCCTGCTCCAGACTTTGTAGATCTGAAGTTCTTTTTATTTCTTGGAGGCATAGTGCCTTTAGAAAAATTTTCTCTTACTTGAAAATCGTTTCTCATTAAATTTTAAAACCTTTTAAAAGATTACCGTAATATTTTTTTGAACTTGAGTTACTTAAATTTACTCCACCATATTCGCCCGAGATGCTCGGACCAAAGTATCCACCTGTTGCTGCTTTTTTTCTTTTAGCAAAAGTTGCAGCTCTACTAGGGGTTGGTCCAGTATTTGCCTTGGCTTGTTTTCTCTTTACGGCACCCGCACGTTGCCCTTTGGTCATCCGTCTTGCTTTTGCAATGGGCACGCATTTTGGATAATTTTTTCTTTTTTCTCCACCACTTCGCCCACACTTCGGGTATGAGCCATCTTTTCGCCTGTTCGCAATATCGACCCAATTTTCCTTTACCCATGCTCGTAAACCTTTTTCGGCCATTAGACTTCAACCATAGTGGTCATATCAATCAAACCACCATTAGCCGCCTTTTTACGTTTTCCTTTTTTACCACCAGGTGTAATTTTTCCAGAACAAACTCCTGATGCGTACATATTAGCATAAGCCGAAGGGTAAACTTTAAATTTTCGCTTTGCTGCAGCTTTACCTTTTGGACAAAGTTTTCCCATTATACCTTCTTAGCTAGTTTTTTATTTATTTTTACTTGAACTTTTTCTGGTAACTTAGAAAAGCCTTTTAATTTATTTGGAACTTTACCTTTACCATTTCCATTTGAACCTTTAGCATACATTTTTCTTGTCATACCACCGCCCATTTTTTTCATACGTCCACCACCCATAGCACCACGTCTATTTGTAGTTTGTGTGTTATATCTAGGATTTGCCATTATTTTTTTCCTCCGTTTCTAAATATTTGTGTACCCTTTATACCATAAATACTCGCCACGACAAGGATCCATAAATTTGTGAACCATGACGGGAGTTGAGAGAACATCTCGAAGAACAATTTTACCTTGTCCATCGCTGTTGGGTCATCTGATATGACTGCATAGGCGAGCACCAACACGGGCAAACTGAGAATTATCAAAACTGCCTCGTCCTTCCAGTCTGATTGTCGAGCCTCTAGCAATTTACCTTGGTATTGTTCCTCACCACGGGCCATTTTTTCTGCATGCATTAGTTGTGCATCAGACATTGCCATCTTCGTTCTCTGCTTGTTAGCGTAAATCTTACTTCCTGCAGAGACGGCTAATTTTATTGCCGATAACCACATATTAGTACCCCTTAGCTTTTCT